CCAGGATCTGCACTACCAAACTGACCGGCAGTGATTGCATAATTACCTGCCGTTACCCTTGAGTCTCCGTTGTCGGCAACCGCCACGATAAGATTTTCATAACTTGCGCCACCGGCAAGTGTTGCAGTGTATTCTACTTGCAATAAACTACCTTCAGTGACCGATGAAGAGACTGCAGCTGCCGTATAAGATATGGTTTCATCAACAATGGTTATTGTGCCAGTATCTAAATTGTTAGCATATGGTCCTGAACTGGCGCATCGAACGATTAATCCAGCAGGAGACCCGTTGATCGTAGGAACATCTGAACCAAGTACGAGCGTAAAGTCTTGGTTTCCTGATGTAGCATGAACACCGGTATCCGTGTCAGTTGTTCGAGTATCACCATTGATGAAAGAGTAGGTGATGGTCTCACCTTGAGCAGATCCTGAAGTAACCAATCTACCGTAAATAGTGTCACCCTCGTTAAAGGAGGTGGATGCTACAGTTCTTCCTGCATCAGAGAACAATGTAACAGTGTCGAAGTCGGGCGCTACCTCATTGTCAGTAATCGTGGTCACCCCACTCTGTGTCGTTGCGGCACCGGTGTTGGCAGTATGGAAGTTACCTTGAAGTGTTTTATCTCCATCCGGAATCGTATCATCTAAAATATCAATGGGTATGTTAACCGATGCCCCGATACCTGTAACACTGCTTATTTGTTGATTGGTAACTGTAAAGGCAAGGCGAGATCCTGTAAGAGGTGATGCCCCACCATTGAATTCAACCTCTGCTGTTCCAGTACCGGTTGTCCAGAAGTAATAGGTACCATCTGCAATGTTAGATGTGTTTGCACCTAAATCATATGTTATGGTTGCTCCTGATTGTTCTGTTACGGTGGTATCTGATACTACCAATTCATAAACTGGAGCAGCATCACTGAGAGTAAATGTGGTTGAATTACCAACAACGACACCATTTACTTGAACATTACCTGTAACGACTCCCTGTAATTGCCGATCTCCTGCAATATCAAAACTGAATGTTTTGGAGACAGTATTCATGCTACCCGAGTTTGAACCCGCATCAGCATCGGTAAACTGTAAATTGCTTACCCGAGAATCCGATGCAATACCACCAGTAAAGGAGAGTGTCACCGCTTCACCTATGAATGCCGGAGTGAATCCGTTAGGATGTGCAGTTGATATAGTTCCTGTCACTACAACAGTACCTGACATGTCTTCGGTTTCAGCATAGGAATCTAATACTACTGTATAAACTGGTAAGATGTTTCCTATAGTAAGAACCGAAGTACCGATCAAACGATTCCTAGTAATACTAGGACCATCGTAAATATGTACGTTAAATACTTCGTCTCCTTCCGCATAATCATTGTCATCAACAAAGGTAAAATCAAATGATGCTGTGTTTTGACGTAAAACTATGGGAGTTAGGTTATTAGAATCTAAATTAGGGGGCGTGGTAAAATCGCCAACTTCTGCGGTAAGTAATTCCACGTAATAAAATAGATTAGTGTAACTGGGAGGCGCAGGAGGCGTTAACTGTGTCTGTTGAATTAATACTGTATATGTGCTGCCTTCTGGCGTTGTAGTTCCGGAACTCACAGTGTATACCGGCGAATTATAAAATTCAATATCTGCTCCTGTTGCGTCTTCTGCCGTTTCGGAGTTGGCAGTCGATTCAAGTAACACAGAGGAACCAAGGTACATGCCTGCTGGATGTACAAAAAGTTTATAGATATCTTTCCATTTATCAACGGGCAAAGAAGTTTTGATTAACAATGCAAAGGTTTGATATAACTTATCGTCATGTAAAAACTTTAAACTGTCTGGTCCAATAAAACTGGATGTCGTGCCGATCTTAAATATATCATTTTTAGTGTAAAATATTTCAGGATCGATATCGTAAAAGGATCGAAAAAACCACTCGATAGAGTATCGAGAACCTTTTGTTCGAAAAAGAATACTAGAGAAGTTTGCCGCAGCTCTTTTATCAGGGAATCCTTGATAATAACTTTGTCCCAATAAAAGTTCGTCTTCTATAAAATCAAGAAGGGCAATATCGGTTTCCGTAATGTCGCGAGAAGAAAACAAATGATACAGCAGTTCTGTGGTCTCATTGGTTTTTTCAAAGTCATAATATCGTTCGAGTAATCGAATAAATTTAGGATATGATGCGCCAAAATATTCCGGTAGAACCTCTTTAATTGCAGGGTCTTTTAGGTTAATATTTCTACGATTTTTGTCTGTGGATCCGTTATGCATAATTCTATTTAGGTCACGTTTATAGTGACTTCAGCAACCTCCGATGATTGTGCCGCTTCGGTTGGTATGGCACGATATTCCCACGTGACGGATCCAGTGAACGACGCGTCCGGAGGTGTCCATCGAAATGTTCCAGCAAGAGAATCTATGATAGTAACAGTACCCGCGCTCGGCTGCGTTTCCACAGCGTGTGTAATAGTTCCAGTGGTCTCAAAGGTATCGTTAGCAGAAACATTCATAACTAAAGACGTTCCATCATTGGACCAGTTGAACACATCATCTACTGCATCACCATCTGCTGAAGAGACGGTTACTGTAATATCGAATTTTTCTGTAACGTTCTGTCCTACATCAGTTGCAATCTTGAATGTATCGGTCCCAAAGAAATCTGCATTGGGAGTGTATGACCATGCTCCAGTTGTTCCTACAATAGTGCTTACACCGAAGGACGCGCTGTCACCAGACTCAATAGAGAAAGGAGAACCGATCACATCTCCCGCAGAATCATATATAGGATTCAGAGTGTTGGACAGTTTAAATGTTCCAGTACTTGCCGGACCATCTTCTGTTGTAGTGCCTGTGATACCGGTGGGTTGATTAGCAAGACAATTAATAAATGTTAATAAATCATTGGTACCCATGTTATAGAAGTTAGTTGTAACATCAAGAATAGGACCAGTTGCAGTCGGCACACCTTTATATAAAGATATCTTCATCTCGAAATCAAGGGTGTAAATAATAGTTCGTCTATTTTCTAATGCGCCTTCGTAGTCATCCGAATATGTCACGCCGTCTAGTTTGATCGGAACGTCTTCGAGGAAATCGAAATCGTCCAAGGGCTTGATTGTTACGTTGTACTGTGGAGTGAAGTAAGGGAGAATCTGTTCGACTACCTGCAAACAATCGTCTTGGCTCCTACCATACACATGTAATTGAAAACTGAGGTTATAGGGAACCGGATTGTAGAGTTGTTGGGCAGTGGATGCTCCAGTACTTGAAGGTACTGTTCTTGAAGAAATTTTAGGTAATTGCCGTGCCGCATCATAGGTAAATGCCACAATTTCAAAGGACATACGAGGAAGTTTAATAGCAATCTGTCTCTCTTGATTTTCCCCCATTTCCATTTGCGAAATGCGAGAAACAAAATCTCTCTTAGGAGCATAAGACAAAGGTACTTTTATTTGACTAATAGTTTCGCCGCTACTATTTTTTCTTACGACACTGATATTATTAAACAACGTGCCAAAGACGGCAGTTGCTTTTCTAATTCTTTGGTGATAAAACCATTCGCCTAACATTTATGGATCTCCGAATGGATTAGTGTCAGAAAAATCTAAGAGACCGGCAGCAACCGTTTGAAATTCTAAGTTCTGAGATTCGTTTGTGGAATTCTCAATTTGTTCTGCCACTGCAATTGGTCTTGCCGTGGCTCCGGAAGATAATCCTACAATAGAATCTACTGTATTAAACGAGTGGTATAGTCCGTCTGACGCACTGAAGTTTACAACACTCAATACTCGTGCAAGAGGATTCCCTGCATCATAGGCAGTAACATCTGCACTCAGTGTATAACCAGATGTTACCTGAGTCACTTGCTCCCCTACTTCAAATATTGGTGTTCCTCCGAAAATTCCAACCGAAACATCATCGAATGTCAAGTTGTATGTATAACCAAACTTCTCTACGTTATCTATGGTGTCTACACCAGTATCGAAATCTTCTCCACTGTATTCGAACAGTTCACAACTGAGACGAAATACTGGAAGATTTTTCAATTGATAAAACGGAGTTTCGTCGAAGACTTTGGTAATTTCAAAAATAGAACCAGATAGAGGAAGAGAAATTAAATCGCCTTCTCGGGGTCTGAAGAATTTTTTACCTTCCGCATCGGGATCGTTCTCATAGGGTGCAATAGATTGTAACCATCTTCGCCGTGCAACAACAAAGGTTGCTTGTGAACGAATCTCAACACCGAACTTCGCAAACAAATCGCCCTCACCATCAAACCCTTCCAGGTTCTCAATATACATTTCAATTTTATAAGCATTGTCGAATCGTGCAGAAGATTCGTCTTTGAATATATCGTCAATATTAATTGAATCCCGAGGCATATAGTAAACATCTTGCCCATACATTTTTAGACTCTCAACAATTAAGTCTTCGTATAGAAGTTGCTCACTTCGTGCACCTTGCTTGAAATATAAATTAGTAGCCATTTTTTAACCCACGAAAAAATCTGGCGGAAATTCATGTTCCAAACGCATTTTCTCTTCTAGTTTTTCTAATTCGGCATTTGCCTCTTCCATCATTTGCCTACCATTAACTGTTACTCCGCCCGGAAGTTGCATCCCATCAAACTTAGACATGTTAGTTCCCCATGAATGTTTGATCTGTGCAGTTAAAAAATTCTTTACGAACATATCGTTATAAACAGATGGGAAAGTAACTGGATCAACTACCGTATAGACTTCTGCAACAACATAATCATCGACATTAAGATCGCCATTACTCCACTCGCCATATATGTACAGTCGATCTTGTCTACGTGAAAAATTAACTTTGGGCGTACCACTTAAGACACCGTCAAGAAATTCAAGATACTGTTGCATCTGGTAGTAATAAGACATACCACCCGCAAAGTTCATGAAGTCTCCCATAGAATTTAACATCATTTGATATTTGATATCAAACATGTTGATTGTAGAAAAGGTTGGATTGATTGGTAAAACCGTTGACACATATAAGATATTAGAACTGATGGGAATGTATCCATTGTCTTTATCTGCTTGTGTAACTTTATGTTTTAAGTACGTTCGATAGGTTGCATCAGAATGAAATTCCTGATATAATTGTAAAGTATCGTCAACTTTATCTTCAATTTGATCTACATCTACGTTTATCTCGATGACAGGATCGCCTAGTCTTCGAAGACAGAAATCTATCAATGTTTGTCTTGAGTTGGGAGATGCCATTGTTTTTAACCTTCTACCTTATCTTGAAGTAATTTATACATTGCTGCGAGTTCGGTTCTGTTCTTGGTTTTCATTTTAACAAAAGGAACCTTACCTCTTTTTGATCCACGATTCTTTTTCTTCTCTAGCATCAGGGTCTTTTGCGCTTGTCCTCTACTAGTATTTCTTTTGCTTCTAGAAATGTGGTTCTCATTATGCATTATTTATACGTTCCCCCAGAGCACTGCGTCTGCTGAATCGTAAATAACCAGATTTGTTCCTGCGGCATCTTGTAGTTGAACGCCTGATTGCAACTGTAATTTATCTGTTTGAACTGTTAAACTACCATCAACCGTGGTGGAGTCAAGTGTGGTGAGACCACCTACTTCTAAGTTGCTCTGTGTCGTAAATTTGGATTCAAGACCGTCCCAGACAAATCGACCAGTTCCAAAAACGTCTTTAAACTCTATTCCTGCGAACCGACCCGTCGATTGAAGTGTAATTGGATAATCAAAAGGGTAAAGTACCGAAAGTCTTCCAGTGATATTAGCACTATCATTAACCGTGAGTGTTCCATCAATCGTGGTGGAGTCTAGTGTGGTGAGACCATCAACATTGAGATTACCAGAGGTCTCTAAATTAGCAGCAGTTACTGTATTATCAAATACTGCCGCACCGTCTTGAGTAAATGATAATGCATCAACCGGACTGCCAAGATTTTCAGATCTAATAATTAATTTATTGAGGTTGGCGGAGCCAGTTCCTTGATAAAAAAATCTCCAACCATAACCAGTACCACCACCGTGATTACCTAAATAAATGGAAGCATCTTCACCATCTAAACCACTACCTCCAATATAAAGTATATCTTCGGTTTGTGGAAAGGTGTTTCCATCCGCTACTACTAGTTTACCGTCAACATTTAAATCAGAAAAAACGTCAATGCCTTCTGAATCTCCAGCGCCGATACGCATTTTCTCATATAGAGAAGCATAACCTGTTTGATTACCTCTAGTCCAAAAACCTAATCGTG